GCATACGAGATGCAGCGTAGTCTCGTGGGCTCGGAAGATGTGTATAAGAGACAGCTCTATCCCCCTCCCGCCAGGCCTATTACTTATTACTTATTACTTATTACTTATTACTTATTACTTCTCACTTCAGCATCCCTGTGCTTATCCAGCGTAGTCAGCTGAATCATCGGTATCTGTGGCTCCACATCCTTCCACCCATTAAACCAGCACACCACATGCAAGGGCACAAGCAGCATATCATGAAAAGCAATCTCCAAAGCCTGCTTCATCGTGAACAGTTCTCGCTTATCCGACCCCGAGTTATTCGTCTGCGTCTTACCAGGCACAGCACCAACAAGGTTAGGGTGCACATTGTCAGCATAGCAAATCGTGTTCGCAGCAGCCTGCACATCCTCATTCCAGTCGCCACCTTCCTTCTGTCCCTCAATGTTCGTCACGCGAATATCGCGCACCTCGTGCCCATCAGGGTTCACATAGTAGCCACTAATCCAAGCCTTGCCCGAGTTCTCCACGCCACACACAAAGTTCTTAATGTTCTCCTTCTCACGCTTCACACGTTCCTGCATCTCCACAGGGTCCGTAATGTTCTCCTCAGTGCAAATACGTTGCCAATACGAACGCTCAATCTCCACCTGATACTTCACACTCGTCGTGTTTCTAAGCTTCGCACGCTTACCAGTCGAAATCAAACGCTTCTCGTCATACGATCCACCTCGCAACACCGCACTCCAGTAAGGAACGGGGTAATATTGGCACCCAGCCGTCGGGAAACGCATCAGCATCGCAAACTTTCTGCACCGCTGTTTAGGTCTCCCATTCGGCTCGTGCGTGTCAGGGTAAATCCCCATACGTTGGCACAAATCCCCATAAGGGTCGTCAGGATCCAACAACTCAATCCTTTCCACACCCGACAGCGTTTCTTGGTAGTCCTGCCAATTCGCATAATACACATGTCCAATGCGTCCACGCTTATCAGCTTGCTCCAATCGGCAGTAGCAAGCCTCCTTATGCACCAAACGGTTAATGCGTGTACCCTCACGATTCAAGATAATCACACACACCGAGTAGTAAAAATATTTCATGTCCGTCATTTGGTCGAGCATATATCTGGGCATAAACTGTCTACGCATCCACCGCTTCACATCTGCGTTTTGCGTCACCTCGCCCGATGCAGCATCCACCATGCGCAGTCCTGCCCCATAGCAAGTCAGCACATTAAACAGTTTATTCTGAGCCGTCACCTCGTCTCCCCCCACCAACGCAATCAGTTCATAGGGCAATTGATTGTCATCGCCAAAAGGCACATACAGCTCATTCTCAAACCCAGGCACGGGTCTCACAAGCAACCGCCCACTAGGCGAGTCAAAAACCGAGGTAGTGTCCGCCACCTCCTGCATCACCGCCTGAAATGGCGTCTGCGGTATGTCAAATATCTCCGAAGTTGTCATCCTCTCAACCCTCCTTTCATTTATTTCATTTTTCTTGTCTTTTCCATTTTTCAAGCGCCAGCCCTGCGCGGTCGCGCCCACCTTCTAGCCCTTCTAGCTCCTCTAGCCCATCTAGTCCTCCTAAAAGAACGCCTCGTCAAAGCTCCCGTCAAACGTCCTCACGCCAACAGGGCTTGCAAGTCTCGCACCGTCTCCAGCCTCACGCCAGCTCACGGTCGCCACAGGAGCCACGCACCATTCATTACTCTGTTTCACATCACACCCCGTCAGCACAATCTCCTCGTCATCACCCATCAGCCAAGCCCTTCGCGCCACAGCCAAGTCCCTCAGCAATCGTTCCATGGCGAGCGTCATGTGTCCCGTGTTTGCCTCCCACTCAGTCTGAGCCGTAATCAAGTAATTCCGAGTCACACCCCCAATCCGAGCAGCGCTATAAGTAGGTTTCAACTTCTCTTCCACCGATCCCCAAAAGTAGAACGTATCATCCACCCCAAAAGCGTTCCTATACCGCACCCCCGTCACAGGAGCCAAGTTCCGTCCTTGCTGCACCATTCTGTAGCGCATCACTCTCGCATTCACGCGCACCGAGTAGCTCACCAGGCTCCATTCTCCATCAGCAGGAGCCTCAAGCACTTTAGGCGAAACATCCACCTTCAGCAGTCCGCCATTCTCTGTAGTCTCCACTTCCAGCAACTGTTGCTTTGCGCGTACCTCCTTAGTAGCAGCGTTCCACCAGCAAGCATCCACACAAGCCTGGGTTCCTGCGCTCCAATCATCCGTCAAGTACAAATACAACACCTCTCGAGCATCAGGTGGCAAAAGCTTCACCTCGCGTCCCGTAAAGTTCAAAAACGACTTTCGCACCACATCCTCAGCCGTAGCACGTGCCAAACGCACACGGCAAGACACAAGCTTACAACTGCCACACGGCTGGTCTCCCACTTTCAGCACAAGCGTTTGCGGAGCAACCCCATCCATGGCATCTGTAGTAGCGTCCCGAAGCAAAGGCATAAGGTTATCCAGCCTAACCACACCATCAGTAGGCGTCAGCGAAACGTTCAGCAGCGTCTTGTCACCAAGCTTCAACTCCACCGTTACAGCCTTCACCACCTCCCCCTGATTCGGCGCAATTTCCACCTCCACCACATTTAGTTCCGATGGAAACATCCAATTGCGCCACACACCCTTCAGCGTTGCATTCATACTTTCAAGTCAAATTTAGCAAGTTTTTTTATTAGTTATTAGAGCGCAAAAAAGTCCCGACCCAGCAATAATCCCCACAACGAACCACCACCAGCTCGCTCCTATGCGTTTCTCTTTTTTCTCCCAAACAGTCTTCGATCCTGCCTTCTTTTTCCCGTTGTCAATGCGGAGCGTGTCAACTCTCACCTTATACACCGTGTCACATCTCACCTGCAAGCGGTCTCTATACCTCACCTTCGTTTGCATCACAAACACCGAGTCGCCCCGCTTCTCCTGCAGCACAAACACGCTGTCATGCTTCACCACGCTATCAATGCGAGCCTCCGTCACCTTCAGCGTATCCGTCTGCACCCTCACAACAGGCACATATTCCACGCGTGTAGCGCAAGAGCACATCAGCACCCCCCACACCAACAACAAAGTCCATTTCCACATACCATTCACCTTTTTTTCAAGTTACCATTCAAGTAGTCCTCCAGCCAATCTAGCCAATCTAGCCCCTCTAGCTCCTCTAGTCCCTCTAGTTAAACTCCTTCTCCGCCTCAAAGCAAGGGCAAGCCTTCCCCTTATTAAAGTAATGGTGTCCCACCACTCGAGCTCTCGGATACTTCTTCTTCAACCGTTCCACAAGTGCCACCAGCGCAGCCTTCTGTGCCACGGTTCGAGTGTCCTTAGGCGTGCGTCCGTCCGCAGCGAGTCCACCAATATAGCACACCCCAAGGCTAATGCCATTCACACCAGCACAATGTGCGCCCACCTTAGTTTCATCGCGTCCTTTCTCCACGGTGCCATCAAGTTTCACCACATAGTGATACCCTATACCGTCCCAACCCTTAGCACGATGCCAACGGTCTATGTCCTTTGCGCAAAAATCCTTACCCTCTGCCGTAGCCGAGCAATGCACAATAATATACTTCACTTTCTCAGGATATAAAGTTGCCATAATCTTTTAAATTTTTCTTCTTAAACTCTTTCCTTTTTTGAAACTTTTTTTGTTACCTTTGTGCTCAACTCTGAAAGGGCTGCAAACTTTTAGCCATTTCCGAATAAAGATTTATTAGAACACCTAACAGCTACACGAGTTTGCCGTGTGGCTGTTTTTTTCGTTTACCCATTTCTCTCATCGCCATCCTTCTCCTTCATAACTTCTTCCACAGCCTCCCCAACATCCGCGTTCTTTCGTTTCAAGTAAGCCACAAAAAGCCGTTTCACCGATAAACGCTTCTTTATGCCATGAATGTCGCACACATGTCCATAGATGCTGTCAAACTCTATCAGCAGAGCAGCACCAACGCCTATCGCGCCTCCCATCACATCACTACCCCAACCAAAGGGCTCAAGCGTAGCCTTAGCAAGCAGCAAACCAAATATAATAAAGTTCACATACTCCAAAAACTTACAGATCGTCCTACGCAAAGCACGCGACAATCTAAAGTTCTCCTTGCGCACCACCACGCTTGCCGTTAGTCCGCTCCAAAAGTCGGTTATTACCAGTACAATGATAAACAACACGGCCCACCGCAGGTCAAACAGCACTTGCAGCAGCTCTGCATAAAAGGTTCCACCTATAATGGCTCCACTCGCAGTCAACACTGGGTTCGCCTCACTCGTCGATACCGTCTTAATCATACCTTCCCCCTCTCTTTTTCATCATTTAGCTTCAAGTGCCCTAACCTTGGCTTCAAGTGTTTCAATCCTTGACCTCAGCGAACTGATGTTCTGAATATTTGTAGCAATGTCATCTCGGTTGGCGGTGATTCTGTTATCAACCGTAGTATCAAACAGCGGAAGTGCCTTCCATGCCAAGTCCGAGCCATTGATGTCCGCCCTCATAGTCGCTTTGTTAATGCGAATGCGTCGATAGTGGTTCTGCCCATTGTCTCGGAAGAGTTTCTGATACACCCAAATGATGTAATTGTTCGGGTTAGAAGGATTTTCAATGTACGACCATTGCATCACAAGCGAGGATCGGTTCTTGTCCTTAGGAGCATTCCAAATGATAAAAGGAAATTCTCGGTACTTTTCAGCGAGTTCTGCCACAAACCGATCTTTCTCTGCTATGTCGTAATTGTCAACAGTCCCAAGGTTATAAACACCAAAGTTTTCCAGTTTCTGAATGCGAGTCTTATTCTCATCAATGCGTGTCTTCTGCGATTCCAAATCCTCTTTCACTCCGTTGTCAAGAGTTTTCCAGTCGCTCCATGTCGCATCTACGCAAGTACGATAAGCAATAGTAACACCTGTTTCACTATTAAGCGAAATTTGGTTACTCGTCACCATAAGACAACCTTCAACCCAAATGGCAGATTTCTTACTTGCAGCATGCTGCACAATGAATGTCACAAAAACAGGAACACCGCCCACCCTTACCAAGTAACGTCCACTTGTTAAGGTTTTCCCATTCGGAAGTCCCTTATAGGTTAGCCCATTCAAAAAAGCATTGAAATCACCACTCGAATCAAATTCCTCTAACACGCCAATCTCCCATTTCTTCAGCATGTCAAGATAGGTTATATCTTGTGACGTTACAACGCCAGCCTGAGCACTCGAAGCCCTTCCTATCGTCAGTGTTTTGTTGCCATCACCCCCAAAGTTCGTGTAGTTAATCTTCACCGCGTCTGCACTGTTCGCGGTTACCAGCGTATGGTTTGTAATGCGTCTAAAAACATCATTGTCCATCAGTCCGCGCTGACTATTACTAACATTGGGTAACATCACTTGGCTGTAGGCTACCTCCCTTTCGTCGTTATTAGCTCCCCAATTCTTAAAGCGCAAAAACATGTTACCATCCGTTCCATGCCGATAAATCCAAATTTTACCGCATAGTGCAAGGTGCATCGCGTCTGAACTATTCGAGTAAATATAATTCTTATTGTTTCCCGTAGCCGAAATTTGAGCCGTTGGCATGGCACTCTCCAAATCCCCACAAATCGTCTTCCATCTATGCCAAACACTATTCTCCCCAAAATAGCGTGAGGCAATCGTAAACCCTTTCTCATGGTTAATGGATAGCGCATTATTAGTCACCGCAAAAAATCCTTCAACCCATACAACAGCTATCTGACTGGCAACACTAAGCACAACATAAGTCACAAAAAGAGGAACACCACCCACCACGGCACGATAGCGACCACTCTTCAAAGGTCCATCGGGTCTCAGCGAATCCATGTAACTATTAAACTCGGCAAAATCCTTAAAGTCGGCTTCCCGCAACTTTCCAACAAGCCAAGGCTTCAGCACCTCCAAGTATTCCGAATATTTCGTCATCAACTGGTTGGTAGCACCATTCGTCGCAGCTGCCTCACTGCTTGCTGCATCTATCGCTTCGCAAAGATCCACCAACACCTTACCTACACGTGTGGCAGTGTTGGCGCTCTCATTTCGCTCATCGCGAACCTCTGCAGCAGCTCTCTTAATCTCTTCAGTAGTCATAAAGTAATTTCTAAGGTTTTAAACAAGCAAAAAAGGAGCAAGCCCTACACTCACCGTTAGGATGCAAGCACATTTCTCTGCAGCACGGTCGGGTCGGGTGTCGGTTATCGTGGCTATTGCCATAGGTCGTTCTGCACATCCCAACAACAACTTCGATCCATCCACCTGGGTCAACAACCAAGCCATAGGCTCTGCATCTGCCATAGGGCTATCCGCAAGAGTAGCGGTGAGCTTCGAAGTGAACGCTCGCACACCATCAGCACGCTCATCACTCACTTCAAGCCCTGCCAACCCTACAATCGGCACTACCTCCCAAGGCACATACGACGGCATAAAGGCGTGTACACCATCGGGCATAATCTGCAACATTGCCAAGTGCTTGGCTGCAGCCTTCTCTATTTTGTTTATATAGCGCATAGCTTATTTCTCATTTTTTTCGGCTTCAAGCTCACTGTCTGCTTCTTCCATCAGTTGCTCCTCAACTTCTTGCACATAGCGAGCCTCAAGTTTCTTAGCCTTTTCCAAAATGCCTGGCACAACTCTAAAGCCTGCCACACTCGGGTCGGTGCTAATCGTAAAGTGCTGAGGAACGATCACTGAGTAGTCGGGAGCATTGTGTTCTTCCTTGTCAAGCTGAGTGCCTTTTAAGTAGGTCGCAGTAACAGCAGCAAATGCCTTCGCATCTTCTTGCTCTCGTGCCATTTGCCAACCTTCCTCACATCTGCAACGAAATAGGTAGCGGTCATAATCGCGTGTCAAGCGTCCCAAGTTACCCAAGCAGATCTTTATAATGCGGACATCCTCATAAGCCTGCGACACGCCAATCCCATGTCGCTTTTGCAGCTCACCCACAATGTCCTTATCCACCAACCGCGGGTTCTGGAGCCAATAGGCATACAACTCGCGCAGTCGCAACATCCGCGCTTGTACAGCTGGAGCCAACTTAGCCTCCCGCATCTCCTCAACCGAAGCAAGCAAATACCGTTGTGCCCTCTCCACAAATTCAGCCTTCATTTTTCCTCCTTCTTTTTTTAAAAGCCTCCAGCCCTTCTAGTTCTAGCCCTTCTAGCTCCTCTAGCCCATCTAGCCCCTCTAGCTCTCCTTTCTCTCAAACCCATCATACTTCTTCCAGTTCTTCCGATACTGGTCATCTAAGCTTTTCAGCACCTTCAAGTGTTCATAGCGGTCACAAGGAGCAGCCTCTTCAAGCGTCTTCAGCGTCTCAAACGTCTGTTTCATCTTAAAGTAAATCTCCCCATTCTTCTCATACAACGCTTGAATCTCGGCTGGCAAACTCTCATGGTCGGCTCTACGGCCTCGGTGGGTTCCTTCAGGGTGATCAACATCTGTGCTCACAACAGGAGCACCTTCTTCCAAACTCTCTTCTGCCACAGGCACAACCTCACGCTCCATTTCCTCAATGCCCTGAGCCGTCAGTCCATCAAGCAAAATGCGCAAATGTTTCTTCAACTCATGCTCTATCACAGGAGCATAACGTTGTGGAGCAATACAAGCGCCATTATAAAGAATGCGGTTACGGTTCAGCTGCAGCAAAAGCAATGCTCCCGCCGCCACATCGCGTTCGGCAGCGGGAGTATCTAAATAAGCTTTAATCTTATCAATCATTACACGGTCTCGTTAATGATACCATCATCCGTCTCAATCTTACCACTGTAGAAGGGAGCAGGGTAGAGGTCGGTTGCCTCAATCTCCAAGTCGGTACCACCATTCGTGCTTGCACCTTCACCCGTACTACCCTTGGGTTTCGTCACGGTGTTAAACATGTCATTACCCAACACGCGGTACTGACCATCACGTTGCTGCACCAAGTACACCAAATCATCGTTCATTGCCATACCACAGAAGGCTGCAGCCTCTGCAGTGGTGCCTGGATACGAAAGTGTGACTTTGTTAAGCACCGTGCACGAGGGGTGTTCGCCTTGCGTTTCCCACTCCAAGTTGCCCTTGTTCAGTGCCAAGTCTATGCTCTTCCACTTCTTTTCAGCGGCAAGCGTAAAATCGCCTGCATACACCGCAGCCGTCTTCAGCGTAGTTCCCGTAGCCGAAGGGTCGGGTAGGGTAGGCCACTTCACAATATCGCGCTTAGCAATATAGTAAGACTTATTCTTAATACCAGGAATCACACGTTGTCCTTGGCAAAAGCGCAAGCTATCATAAGGAGCGCCTGCAGCGCACTGTGCGCCTGCAGTACCAGCATTATCTGCCATATCAATTATTTTTTTTATAGTTATCGTTCTTATCTTCTCTCTATCTTTTCTCACGCACTAACCCGCGCGGTCGCGCCCTCAAGTCTCACCCTCAAGCCTCACCCTCAAGCGCTAACCCGCGAGTTCGCGCATCTACGCTCACACAGATGCAGTTGCAGCCTTCAGTTTTGCCACCATCAGCATTTCAGAACTAAGGGTCTTAAACTGAACACCGAATGCCATTGCAGCCTCAAGCGTCAGTTTCCAAGAGTCATACTTCTCGATCGCCAACTTCTCAGCAGGATTTTCACCTGCGCCATAACCGTATACCATATTGCTCTTCGGTGCAACGTGAATGTAAGATGAACCTTTCTTCGAAGCCAACGGGCAGAACTCCCAAAGGTTATCGCTACCTTCAAGGAAGGTTTTCTTAAACTCCTTGTTATAAGGCAAAGCACCATGCAACATCTGGTAGTTGCGGTTATAAGCCGTGTACAACTCTTTCGAGCAATAAATCTTCACATGCTGTTCCTTCAACTCATCACTGGCAGCATCAAAGATCGAGTTGAAAGTGTCCACTGCGTTTGCACTGGTAATGGCTTCGGCAAGTTCCATATAGTTGCCCTTAGCAACCGCAAGGTTACCCTCTGTTTTCTCAGTGTCGGTAATGGTGTCGAAGCCATTAAAGAGGTCTTTCGTAGAGTCGCCATTGGCATTGCGCTTAGCGTTCCAAATAGCCATATTAAGTTTACGGCCCAATTTGCCCGCTACAAGCATCAAGATACTCTTGTTTACATCAACTCCCTTCAAGCCTTCGCCTTGAGTCACAAGCGAACCATAAATCGTTCCCCACACCTCGTTGGGGTCAAAACCATAAGCGCAGTTGCCCAAGAACAACTCAAGCTCGCGAGGAGCAATCTTAAAGTTGCCATCTGCCTTACGCGTATTCTTGTAAGGACCAAGTTCTGCATCGCCATCAAGTTGACCGAACACATGATTTCCCTTCAACCCTGGAATGCCTTGCATGTGCTGCAAAGTTGCCTGAGCAGCGGTTACAGGCATAATCAAAAGGTCTTTCTCATACTTAGTGGCGCTCTTCTGTAATGCGCCAATAGTAGTAATCGTATTTGCCATGTCGTTATCTATAAATATTCTTTTCTTCCCGTTTTCTTTCTTATCCTCGCAGCGTCAACAAATGTCGTCGCAACGCCTAAATCACATCTTTAAACTTCTGGTAGAAGTTCACGGCTTCCGCACCTGCAAGGTTCATTTCCTCTGTGTTAGCAGTAGGTGATGCCTTGCCCGTAGTGTCGCCATCCATACCGCCAAGTTCCTTCACCTTAGCTTCGGCTGCTTCCTTCTCGCTCTTAAATGAGGCAAGAGCACCCTCTACTGCCTCAAGCTGTTCCTTACTAAGAGTAACACTGCCATCTTCAGCAGCTGTTAAGTTTTCCACACCAAGAGTAGCGCAAAGCAAAGCAAGCGCAATCGTTGTTGTCTTCTTGTTCATTTCGTTCTCGTTGTTTAAGTTATTTTTCGGGGTCGCAACCTCACTGTCATTAGCAACACTACCAAAGAGCGAGCGCAAAAAGCTCACCACCTTCTCCAATGCCGAATCTCCCATACCTGAGCTTAAGCCATTAGGCGCACCATTACCATCATGTGCACCATTACCACCAGGAACAGACAAACTACCACCTATTTGTGGCAAAGGCAAACCACAAGCCACAAAAAGTTCGCGGTCCGAAGCACTCAGGTTCTTGGGTTGCTGTTCTTCTTCGTCGGGGTCAATCTCATCAATCAACCCATACTTCAAAGCTTCTTCAGCAGTGATCCATCGTTCTTCGCTCATCAGCGCAGCCATGTCCTTGGCTTCGCGTTTACTTCGCACCGCATAAATCGAGGCAATCACGCGGTCAATCGTGTCAAGCTTCGCCTGGCTCTTTCTAAGTTCTGCAATCTTGCCTTCAAGTTGCTCCTTGTTGTAATACCCCCAAGTCTCACTAAAGCCCGAAGCCTGGTGAACAAGCATCAGTGCATAACGGCTCATCACTACCTTCTTAGCGCCCATGGCGAGAATCGTTGCAGCACTCGCTGTCATGCCCACAATGTAAACCGTCACATCCCCATGGTCCAAAAATTGTTGGCGAATATCAAGTGCCGTCATCACATCGCCCCCATACGAGTTAATGCGCACCGTGCAAGGCTTCCCCTTCAACGGCTCAAGCTTACTCTTCACATACCCCTTCGAAATAGGATACCCAATGTAAGAGTCAATTTCAATGTTATAATTTCGTGCCATATCTTCTTTTTCGTAACAACACCCCACGTAGCATGTTGCAAGGGCGAAGATACACCTTTAACTAAAAAAATAAAAAGACACGCAAACACACCTTTCAAACACACCTTGCACACACACCTTGCACACACACCTTTCAAACACACCTTGCAAACACATAAAACACACCACAAAAAACTCAATTCTCAGCCAAAAGGCATCAAAACTGCACATCATTCCCCATTTTTTTTAACCATCCCTAAACCATCCCGATACCATCCCGATACCACCCCGATGTCATCCCAATACCATCCCGATACCACCCCGATGTCATCCCAATACCATCCCAATACCATCCCAATACCACCCCAATACCACCCCAATGCCATCCCGATGCCCACCCCAATACCACTTCAATACCATCCCGATACCACTCAAATACCGCCCAAATACCGCCTCCAAACCTTACTTCAGTTTTTCCGCCCTAAGTTTCTTCACTCTTCCCATTTTTACGCATCTCGGCAGGAGCCGAAGGCTAAAAATGTGCGGTGTCACACCTTTCCCACCCACCAACGCCCTGCACCCCCCGGGGGGCCACCCCCTCTTTTTTTTAGCGGAATATGCACTACCTCTGTTATCCACCGCCTGTAACTCGTAACACAAAAACTTGTTGCGGGAATCGCTCGCAACCGATGTAAAGGGTATCGAAGGCATCGCTACCATCCGTACGACTCTCAAGTTTGTCCTCCTCGGTCTCTGCCAACTTCTCGCCTCGCTTATCCTTCTTGCCATTATACACGCCTGCGGTTTGAACCGACACCAATAGGTCTTGGTTCTGCGCCTCGTTAAAGTAGGGCACCAATCGGGCTTGACCTGCAAAGCCTCGGTTAATGAGTGTGTACTTCTCCATGTGGCGCATAGGGGCACCTATATACACAGGGCGCACACGCCATCCGTGCTTTTGCAACTCATGCGTAATCACCCACTGAAAGTCTTGATCGTTCACCGCATAGTTCGACCCTAAAGCCGTTGAATCGTAATAAAACACCACTTCGTGCAGTGGGAAGGGTGCGTAATATTGGCAAAAGTCTGCCACGAGTTCAGGCAACTTGCGGTCGTACTTCACGTAGAAGCTCTTCACAACATTGAGCCTTCGTCGGTCCTCGTCTACCTGTCCGCACACAAGCCAGTTGATGTTGGCATTAAAGTCGAAGGCTATGATGAGGGGGTGAGTGGCCATAAGGTCGGAGTCGAGCCTGCAGGTGTTGGCAGCTGTGCCTATGGCTTTAAAGTCGTAACCTAGGGCATCGAGTTTGCTATGGTCGGTGGCGGTATACTTGTTGCGCGGTTGCATCGACGAGTAGAAGCCATCTTTCAGTATGCTCACCGACTGACACAGAATGCTGGTGCGAAACACCATTGGGGGCAAGTCGCGTCGCATTTGTCGAATCCAAGCTTCTCCAAGAACTTCAATGTTTGTGAGTGACGAGTATCGTCTAAACAATGTGGCATGTTTGCGCAAGTTACTAAGCACACGTTGCACTTCTGCGAGTTTGCGTGGTAAGTAAGGAGTTGAATCTCCTTGCTTAATTCGCCAACCCACTGAAAGTTCTTCGGCTGTTAGAGCTTCAATGGTTTCAATGAGTTCAGTGTCAAGGTCTTTTTCGTAGCGCATAAACCAAGAACCTGTTTTAGTCACGGGCATATCACTTGTAATGAGCATGCCATGATGAAAAGGCAAATCCCCAAATTCTCTTTGCTGTCCACGGTTAGCAGGAAATGTTTCATCCTTTAATCGTTCAAAGTTCACAAATTTCGCCTCGTCAATGTCTATAAAGTCAAAACTCTTTGAATTACTCGTACCTACGCGGTCTTGACTGATAATTTGTCCTATAGCTCCCGTGTAAAACGATATCACGTTTTCCCAATTATCAGGCACAACAATAGGGTCGGGCCAACCAAGTGCACGAGATGGTCTGTGTCCGATGTCCCAATGCACCCCACGATGGTATCCCCAATCCTCCCAATGTTGAAACATTGAGGGTAGTGTATTAGTTTTAGCACGTATGGCAGTAGGAGTTACAAATGCGGTAGTACTGCGTGGCATTTGTTGAAAGTTGCGCAAGTTAATCCACGCATGCAGCACACTCTTACCCGTACCACGTCCTGCTACTATCACGTTAGTATGTGCATCTATGGCACACACTTCGCGCTGCATGCGGTTAAAAAATACCTCCATAGTTTATCTCGTTTAGTCTGTTCATTTTTTACCACGCTTGTGGCAGTGTTTTTTACCCAAAATTATGCCAAAGTCTTCATACGAGCGTCGCATCCTGTAAAACTTCTGTCGCACCCCTTCACGAAAGTCATTGTCAATGCCATGTTTTTGACACCATTGGTCAATGGCATTATTAAGAGGCTCGTTAGCATGAATCATAGGAGCAAGGTCGCTCCAAATGTGTATACGGAATAACGTTTCGATGGCTCCAGCCATTTTAGCATTTCCTCTGCGTGAAAGGTGGTGATAGTATTCAGGTCGTCGGTGTGCATTGTCGGTTATAACAACAGCCACACACGTTGCAGGCTTCATCTTTAGTGCATGTTGTGTTGCACAATCGTCAGGAGTACGTTGCAGCAGTTTGTGCAACAGATGGTTTTCGCAACTTTGCGAAGGAAAACGAACTGGTTCTCCAAATGCGTGAACAAGCCATTGGCGTAGATAAGGTTTTAGATGCAGAAGCACGGTAATGTCTTTCATCTATCAGAAAGTTTATAGAGAAAGTGAAAAGGATCTTATACAAATATACAGAATTTAATTCATTTGCGAATGTTTCTTACTGCAATAAAAAAAGATTCTTCTCTCGCGCACACATGAGTTTTTTTTCGTTATCGCATTGACTACAACACTACATCATTGATTATCAACAACTTACGCAATTACAACCTTGCTACATTGTAGTCAGCCTTTACTACAATGTAGTCACTTGTAGTCAAATGTAGTAAGGATTTTGCCCGTTTTTGTTTCTTGTAACTCCTTAATAATCAGACAATTATAAAATTGTAGTCAAATGTAGTCAATGTAGTCACGAAATAAGGGGTCGTGAGAGAAAGTTGCACAAAATTCGCCTTTCTTCCCCTTTTTCCTCAAAAATATCCCATCCTTATTACTTGTTGGGGTACAAAAAAGCCCCGTGCTATCCTCACGGACTGCACGGGGTACACTCAAATAATCAACCCAATTCAATCATAATTTCTACTCATTTTCTACTCATTGCGTTCTTCGTTCATTTTCTTAATAATGCTTTGCGATCTCCGAAAGTCCGATCCCTTAAATTCTTCGGGAAATTCCTCTTTTATAGCATTCAAAACATTTTCATTAGCTCGAAATAAAGCAGCAGCAACCACCTCGTCAGCAAATGCAGCAGCCGTGAGCAATCCAGCAAGTCTCCTTATACTTGTATTTCCGCGTGCATGCGTAATATCAACATTATCTTTGTCACTGTCACTTTGTTCAGCAGCAAGCATAAAGAAACAGCGGCTACTTTCATCCTTACTCTTCCAATCCTTTAAACTTTCCACAGCGTCCTTACGCTCATCTTTAAAATCCGCGTCAGCAACTCTAATACCAAATGCTTCTAAATTCTTTTCCATTGTCTTGATGTTTTTTTAATGTTAGATAATTATTGTGCATAAGCAAACCAAGCCATCAGCCAGTTCGCTCATTTCTTTTCAGTCAGTAAATCCACCACTCAGTTGATCTTCAAGTTCAATGCCATACCTTTCCACAATCTTTTCATAGTTAAAGCACATCGCTTGCAACACCTGCTCTTTGTCTCGTGTATGTCCATCGCCCGTCACCACCACCTGCTTAATGCCGTGAATAATCTGTTTAAAACGTACGCTTCTCACATAGCCCAAAAAGTAGTCCGAGTTCTCGAGGTATATCTTTAGCGAATCCTCAGGCAATGCCGAGTCACCCGTTTGCAGTGCCGCACGCTTATACAAGCTAAACAATCTACTCTTGTTCACATATATCACGCGCCTTGGAGCACCAAAGTCATAATTTTGCTTTGTAGTGCGCAGCGTTTGTTGCGTCGATATTTTATAGTCAGCAGTAGCAAACACCTCACCCGTGTTCTTCAAGTAAGCCACAGCCGTCCAGAACATAGCCAGCTCGTTACCCGTGTTCAAAATGTCATTCTGCGTCTTAATACCATCCACACACAAGCGCAGCACCTCAGCATAGTGAAACGGAAAGTCCAACTTCGCTTCCAACACCTTAAACGCTGCAGCCACCTTACACCAATTCTCCACAATACGAGTGTCCAACCGTGCATAATCCGTCATACGGTTCACCTCGTTGCGCACCAAAGCATAGTTATCGGCAAAGTTTGCAGCAAAGTGTTTACGATGCTTCAACACCTCAATCGTCAAAAACGACAAACCAAACTTCTGCACCTCGCGTAGCGCAGCAAAGCGTCGGCACTCTTCGGTGGTAAATTCCGATCTCGGAAACGACAAAAACAAACAGCGCGAAAACAAAGCAGGGTCAGCAGTAGGCATTTCCTGTCCACTCACTATCACACCACTCTTCACACTCGTCATAATGCGAGCATCGAATGAGGCACCCGACATCTTCACACGTCCCACGCCATCATACAACCCCTTCAAAAACTCAATCTTGTCAGGTCTAATATCATTCTTATACTCATCCAAGTGTACCAAAGCATTCGATGCAAAAGCCACATCATCATTCAGTGCCGTAGCTGTAGAGTTACGCAAGTTTGGAGCCTTGTTGTCGCTCACAAAGAAAGCCATCAGCGCAGCACCAAGCTCCGTTTTACCCGATCCTTTCGGTCCAAACAAATTCAGCAGCGGAAACGAGCGCGTGCTGTCCGTCACCACATCCCTAAACAATGCAGCCACCCAGTAACACAACCCCACAATGCCATTGTTACCGTACACCATCACAAAGTCCTTCATATATTGTCTAAAAGGCACATTCTGCAACGTTTGATGAATAAACTTACGCTCACGTTCAAACTTCTTTCGGTCCTCCCTGTAAAGCTTCGAGGCAGCAGGAATATACCAATTCTCACCACTCTGCAAACGGCAAACGCCAAAGTCATCAGCCTTACGGAAGCTCCCATCCATCCACACACCATTGCCAAAGGCATAAAAGCCCGCCTGGTTCCACCCCAACTGCTTAACCAATCGTGAGGTCTCCGTGTTCTCGTAGAGATAAGTCTTCAACTTCATTAGCTCGCGGTCACCCGCCATCCACATGTAGTTACCAATACTTTCAATGCGTTGCCTAAACTTGCTCAAACTCACCAAGTCTTCAATCGCCATCTCAACCACATCTTCAGCACCCTTATTATTCTTTATATAAAAGATGCGCTTAGGCTGATCAGCATCCTTAATGTGGAACACAGGTCTCATCGTAAAGTTACTCCACTGAATATCCGAGCCTTTCTCCGTCTGTCCCCAATAACCGCCCGCTTCCTTATAGAAGCCATATTCTCTGAGGTCAATCTCGCCATTCTTACGCTTATTCGTCTTCTCGCGGTCCCAGCGCACCTTCTGAATCAAGCTACGCCAAAACTCCTTACCCCTTCTCACATTGTTAAGCCCATCAAGCAGCATCTCAAGCAGCGTGTCATCAGTCACATACGATGCCAGCGTTGCCACCTGCTTAAACTGAGCGCTCAGTCGGTCACTCGGAGCGTCCTTATCCACAATCTTCTGTGCAGCCCACGTCACAAAGTCCTCCTCCTTCAGTTCAGCCAAACGAGCCGACGATTCAAAAAAGTCGCCAGGATCCTGCTTCAAGTTTCCCTCCTTACAGGGTAATTCGCGCACCGTCACATTCAGCCCAAGCTTCATAGCCAACTCGCCATTGCGCAGCACATAGCCAATGCCCGTACCATAACGTTTACCCGCAGGCACAGGGTCAGCGTCATTTATAAAGCACACATTTGCAGCAGCCCTTCTCACCAACTTAAACTGCTCCTCGGTCCAGTTACCACCCAGCGTAGCCACCACATTATTGATGCCCACCGAGTGCATCTTCATCGCATCAGGAGCACCCTCCACCAAGTACATACGTTCCTCCCTTCGAGCCTGCGCAAAAGCCTCATTCATGCCAAACACCGAAGCACCTTTATGATACACCTCACTCTCCTGAGAGTTCACATACTTAGCAGCATCCACATTGTCCACAAGGTTACGAGCCGTAAATCCCACCACATTGCCACGTCGGTCAAAAATCGGAATCACCAATCGCCCACGCATAAAGTCATACACTCGTCCATTCTCCTCCTTGCGCTTCAACAGTCCAAGTTCAATCAGCAATTCCTGACTCTCGCCATTTTTACGCGCCCATTCAGCTAGTGTGTCCCATTTGTCAGGAGCATAACCCATTTTGGCCTCCGTCACATAGTCCTTGCCAAATCGCAAGTGCGCATAGTTCAGCGCAGTCACCGCGTCAGCATTGCCACCATCATGCAGCAGCGAACCATAAAACTCCGCCACCCTCTCATTCAGTCGCATCATCGCTTCGCGTTTCAGCCGTTGTTGTTTCGTGTTAGCATCCTCAGGTTCGTCTTGTTTCACCTCAATGCCCACACGTGCAGCAAGCCTTTTAACCGCCTCCACAAACGTCAGCCCCTCACGTTTCATCACATATTTAATGGCATTTCCGCCCTCTTGGCATCCGCCAAAGCAGTGCCACAGCTGTCTGCCAGGCGACACATGAAAACTCGGAGTCTTCTCCTCATGAAACGGACAGCAAGCCACAAGGTCCTTGCCCGCCTTCGTTAGTGTCACCCCGCTCTCACGCACCACATCCTCAATGTTCGTGCGGTCAAGCACCTGGTCTATCGTTTCTTGGCTTATCATTCACTTTGTCTTTAATAGGTTGTTTTATATAATCGTAGCATGTTTTAATCCTACCCCAGATTGTGCCTCCCTCTTTTTTGGGAAATCACTTTTTAAAAAGAACCACATTCCAGTTTTTTAGAGTGGCGGAGTGGGGACTCGAACCCCACCAATGTTCCGATCATGTCTGCCTATCCCATTAGCAGCCTATCCCGCCAAATGGCACACGGTCTTCACAGATGGTAGTGCCACAAGTCTTTCTATGGAAAGAATACTAAGAAATCTAACAACCTATTTCTGCATAACAGATTGTGCCGAGTCGCGGAGTCGAACCGCGCTCAAGTGTATCCCCCCTTGTCTCAACATCGCCTTCATGCAGCAAGAGTCCCACAAGAACCCCCTCTCGGCAAATCGTCTGCAAGCGGTCTTCACAGATAGCTGCAGACTCCATACAAACATTAATAACAAATATATAACCTATGATCTTTCAGTATATGAATAGACTTAAAAATCGCTTTCATCTATATACCTATAAGATTGAGGTGCTTTAACACCAGGATATTTAGCAATTATATCAATCGGTTCTTTATAAGGGCGGAAAGAATCTAAGACTATGGCATATGCTTTATCTTTATTCATATAGTATCTCATAAAACTTTCTTCTGTCATACCCGACTGCGCATGGGTTTTCTGCCAAATTTTATATGGAGTATCAGATAGAATCCTTTTAAACTTGATTTCACCAACCAATTTCTTTACATTACCAGATGAATAAACGACAATCGTATCTATATCTCTCCTCTTAAATTCTTTTTTGCGAAATTCATATTGTTTCTCCCCAGAAATAATTTTTTCTACATACTGAGGTTTAATCGATAATAAAATTTTCATTGATATTTCCTTTTTCAAGTGGATTTATATATTCCTTCATTCATAATCCTTGCCACCCATCCAGGCATGCCAAGCCATCCAGCTCTCATCGTCTCCAACGCCAAGCCATTCTTCAAAGCACACACATCATCGTCGTCATCAAGGCCCTAAAGCTTTGCGCCATCCAAGCATCATGCGTCAAATCCTTTCACCTATTCATATTCAGTTTAAAATGCAGCCCGCTGTCTTGGCACCCAAGCCTCAAGCGCCAGCCACACCACATACATTCTGCTCACATCGCGCAGCCTTCACACCTCATGTCACACAGCCCGTCAACCCAACCTCAGTCTTGCCATAATCATTAAAAAGACCTCAGTTCGAGCCATGCCATTCACACCATGTCGTGCGTCCTCATGCACAACCTCACGTCAACACACGCATTCACAGCCCTTCAAGGCAGCAAGGAAAAATTTCACACACACACATATCGTGTCATTAGTCACCTTCGTGCCACATACGCTTCCACCATCTGTTCCTCATTCCAGTCAGGATGGTTCTCGCACATCGCAGCATAAGCGCCATTATTCTTCATTTCACTAATCACATGGTCCTTATAGTCCATGTGGCAAGCCATAGCAAAACCAAAGCTCAACACCACACCACAAACCAACCATCTCACAACATTCCAAACCTTCTTCAACATATACCTTTCTCCTTCTTTAATAATTCAAAACAATCTCTTTCTCAAAAATACTCCAGACGTCCTCAATGGCTAAAAACATGAGCCTACCATCTATCGTTTCGCAGGTCAACACACAATTGCCACACTCATCGCTTTCCTCTGTAATGGTCGCATTAAACCACATTTCAAAACTCTGAGATATAGCGTCCACAAAAGCACGCTGCTCCTTAGCCTTAAAGTTCGTCTTCATAATTACGACACTTTTTTCGCCATGCAAAACATGTATATTTACGCGGAATCTATCCAAGCTGTCTGCAATAGTCACACACGTTTCCATATTCCCAATTCTTTTTAAAAAAAGTAATTTAGTAATCCAAAACAATCGTTTCCTCAAAAATATACCGAGTGCCCACCATAGCTAAATTTTGGTTCATCTTCTCGTCCATATCAGCCATCAACACACAATAGTCATTCTTGTCAGTATCCACCACCGTAATCTTGAAATGATCAACCATAGCGTCCACAAAAGCCTGTTACTTCTCAGCCTTAAAGTTTGTTCTAAACATCAACACTGTAGCATTGCCATTCATATCAAACAAAACCCGCACACTTACGCGGAATCTATCCAAACTGTCTGCAATAATTACGCACGTTTTCATATATCCAATCCTTTTTTCTAAAAGTAAAACACCAAAGTCACCTTGCCTCATTACAAAGCAACCGAGTTCTCAAAAATCTGCATTGTGTCCATAACAATCTCCTCAGCACTCTCCTCCTTCTCAATCCTTGCCATCATCACACAACCACCACACTTGTTCTCCTTCACCTTGAACAAGTCAAACCGCTCATCCATACCCTGCACAAAATCTTGTTGCAGTTCAGCCTTAAAGTTCGTTTCGAACAAAACAACCTTACACTCCCTCACAATCTGCACAGTCACCACATAGCGCTCTTCCGAGTCCGCAATCGCCACTCTCGTTCTCATAGTCACTCTTATTTTTTTAAAGTTAATCGCCAAAACAGGGAACATCGTGTACATTTCGCCACATGGCAGCATCCACATGCACCACCGTGCACAAGCCCCACATCAGCTCCACGCGTCCTTCTTATTCTTTCGGGGGTGGAAACATAGTCCGGTAACATTCCCACACATGCGGCACGTTGGTCAACCGCCATCCATTCCCCATTTCAGCAAAACACACTTGTTGTTAATTCGCTATTGTTTGTTTTATAGGTGGGGTTCTTACCCCAAATGTCAGTAACACTCCTCCCAAGCACTCAAAATGTCCGAGCCCAGAAAAGTCCGCTTACATCCTAATTTCCTATATTCACATTTAATCCAGCCCTTGTCAATCCAGTTATACAGCGTTCTTCGCGAAATGCCCAAGAGCTTAGCAGTCTCCACAGGGCTGTATTGTCCATCAGGCTTCACATTCGGTCTCACTTCAACCATTCAAGTCACCTCCTTTCTTTGTTTTTAAGAGTTCATCACCCATGGGTTCAATGTCCTTAGCGGTCGGGTGGGGGACTTCCGTCTTCTTCCGTTTCCTTCTTTCCACCGTCACCTGTTTCTGAAGCTTCCCTTTGCGGTCCATCACCTCAGCAACCTTCACCGTCCATTGTTCCCATCCACATTCAGCATTCAGCCTAAGCTTAGCCATATACATCGCTTGTGGACTACTCAACATCTTCAGAGGCAGCGAAATCGTTGTGCCAACCTCCATCGCTCGCAGTGTACCCGTAGGACTCCACGTCTTCACAATTCTATTTTTTTTGCTCATTTCCCTTGTAAACATAACCCCAATTCGGTAACTTTGTACAATTAACATTGTTAAGTAACGAG